TCTTGCCGCTGCAGCTGCTGATAATGTATATTCTTTAGTACAAGCAAACCAAGATGTTTGCATCGGAGTTGCCTGGTGGTCATATACCTCTGTTGGTTTTGGACCATCTTTATTTGATCTTCAGCCTACAAATCCTTATACAGTTGATGCCGCTGATATGGCATTATTTACTCCACTTGTTGATGGTTATTTAGCATATGATGCTGATAATTATGTTGTTAATAGAATTACTGGCTCATTTGATGGTTATGTTCCGGTATCTAGTCCATTAGCTCTTGGATTTAATCCAGCTTTAACTGGTCAAGTTAGATTACCAAACAAAGCATCTGTATCAAGTAGAAATGCTGCAAATACATCTGATGTAAGTTTAATATTTTTAGATGGAAGCAATAATGTAAATGTTGGCAGCTCATCAAATCCTGTTCTTGTTCCAAGTTTAGCTGGTTCAGGAGCTGGTTATGTTGCAGTTTCTAACACAGGCGCTTTATCTTGGTCAGCTGGAACTAGTGGAAGTTCTTTTACAGCCGGCGGAGATTTAACTGGAACTAACACTTCACAAACAGTTCATAGTATTCAAGGAGTTGTTATTAGCGGAACGGCTTCTGCTGGATATGTATTAACTTCTACATCTTCTACGGCTGCAACTTGGCAAGTTGCCCCTTCTGGTTCTTTTTCTCCAGGCGGAGATTTAACTGGAAACAGCTCATCACAAAATGTAGTTTCTATTACTGGTAAAACTGGAACTGTTAATATATCTTCTTCTGGTAATGTTATTACTTGGAATAATGCTACTACAGCTCCTGGTTTAACTCAAGCTGCTAATACTACAGCTTCAGCGACTGCTGCTAACTTAAGTATTTCAGCTCAATCTGCAACTGGAACCAGTTCTACAGGTGGAAATCTTATTTTAAGTTCTGGTACTGGTACAAGCAAATCAGGAAATATTCAATATGTTACAGGAAATGTAACTAATACATCTGTTGCATCTCAAGGAACAGCTTCTACTCAAAATAAAAACACTTACACTTATACAGGATATTGTACTACCACAAATGGCTCTACCAGTATAACTGCTTTAACAATTCCTGTTCCTACTGGAAAATCGGTTAGTGCTAGTGTTCAATACATTGGCAGAAATACAAGCACTACTGGAACTTACAGTGGAACCTTCCTCACTGGCGCTGAAAATGTTTCCGGAACAGCAGCCTTATTTACAGGCGCTGCTAGTAGAACAGTATCGACAATCTACGACACAGCATTGGCTGCTGCCGGAGTTTCTGGTACAGGATGCACTTCTGCCGTTTCTGGAGCCAATCTATTAGTACAAATTGCCGGATGCAGTGGTATGACGATAGACTGGACTTTTATTGCAGAAGTAATCATTTCATGAGGATAGTGTAATAATCCAATATATTAAGAGGAGAAAAGACATATGACCACAAATAATTATCCCGGTATTGGATATACAACGGCAGGAAGAGATTTTAATTTTTTCCAAAAAATAAGTGTTACAGCAACCACATTTGGCGGCGGTTCAGTTGATGGTTATCAGCCTGATACCATTATTACGTTTCCAACACAAGGTGTTATGATGCTTAATGAAGGAAGCGGCGTTGTAGAGTTTAGTTTTAATGGGACAACAGTTCATGGTGAATTAAATTCAGCCAATGCAAGTATTGGACTTTCTTTTGATAATAGAATTGTTAGCAAAGTTTGGCTACGAGTTCAATCTGGTTCAACTGGACCAATTACCATTGCAATTTATGCATGGGGGCGTCCATGAGCGGATTTCTAAATGTAGGACCAAGGGGCCAGCAAGGCATTCAGGGGCCGGCCGGCGTTTATACCAACCTACAAACTATAACTTTTACCGCAACAAGCGGTCATACAACATATGCTGTGGATAGCGGTTCAACACCAGACTATCAGATTCTTATTAATGGCGATGGTTATTCTGTAAATATTACAATGCCAGCACCAACTCTTGGAAGAATGTTATTTATAAAAGACATTTCCGGCACATTAGAAGAAAAAAGTCTTACCATAACAATTCATCCACATGGTAGTGAAAAATTTGATGGCCAGAACCAAATATCTTGGGGAACTCCAGATTATTTCGGTGTAACATTAACGTCTGATGGCGCTAATTGGTTCATAGTAAATTGTTTTCCTGGGTTGCCAGGTTGAAACTTAAACAAATAGGTGGATATATACACATATAGAAGCAAGAGAAAGGGAAAGATAACATGCCTATTTTACTTAATTCTGATGGCAAAATTGACGAGACCACAAGGGTCAAAGATAAAGTTTTAGACGAACGAACATATAGGAGCAAGATTCTAAATGTTGCTCGTGATTTGGGCTGTCTAAAAGAAATTATACTTCTTTTTAAGAAATATGATGATTTAATGCGCAATTGTCCAAATGAGCAAGAACGCAAGGATATTGGCAAATTGGGAATTATTGAAATTTACAAAATGCTAGGATCTCATGGCAGTTTAGAAATAGACGGCCAGGTTGTAATTAAAGAATGAAAGATGGAGAATAAGATGAGTGATAGCAAGTTGTATTATGGTGAAGTTATTTGGTTTAACTCTGCCAAAGGTTTTGGTTTTTTGTCATGGTCAGATGAAAATGGCGTTCAGCAGCCTGATATGTTTTGTCATTTCAGTGATTTAAGCATGAATGGCTATAAGACCCTATATAAGGGTCAAAAAGTTAGTTTCTGTGTTGGCGCCAATAACAAGGGCCAACCAAAAGCCGTAAATGTAAATATCTTAATGAATTAATGTTTTAAGAAAATCTGAACAAGCTGGGCAACGATAGATAAAATGCCCATGATATAGAATATTCTCATAGTGAAAATATCACGAGAAAGCTGTTCATTTTGTTCAATAATTTTATCTAATTTTGGCGCATCAGTTATCTGTTGCGCCTTAATATCGTTAAGTGAGCTAATAACTTCTTCATTCTGTTCTGCAACCTCAGATTGCAACTCAATAGACTTACGATTGACTTCAAGAACCAGATCTAGATCTTCCTTATGGAGCTGAGATGGTGCCATATTTACCCCGTAATCTTGCTTTTTTTGTTATTCTTGCGATTCTTGATTTTTGCGATAACCACATCGCATTTATCGTTCAATTTTTTATATTCTTCTGTGATGATAGCATCCGATTCCGTTACAATTTCAGTTTCTGTTGATGCAAGACTTTCGGCTAATTGTCCCTGTGGATCCATATTATACCTTCTTTGATGGTTGTGGTTGGTCTTCATCTTCTAGATCGGCGTGCTCTTTTGCAATTTGTTCGTCTATTTTCTTGCGCTCTTGCTCTTCGCTATCTCCGACATAAAGTTCTTCATATTCTTTTTCTTCAATAACGAAAATTGATTTTTCACGAGATGGCATACTTGAAGCTTTATCTATTAGTTTTGACATATCGATTGGAGTTGGAGGAGGAGCGCATTCACGAACCTTAATAAACAGGCCCTTTTTGTATATTGACCCGGACTCTTTTGATTTATTAAGCTGTTCTAGCGTATATTTATAGTGTCGTGGATCAAGCAAATTTACCGTTGTAAATGGTTTAATACTTGTCGCAAGATCTTCAAGTAAGATCTGTTTTGGCGATATATTAACTACCCAAAATGATTCTCTCATAATAAAATATGCTATTTTATTGCGTGATTTTAGCTCCAAGTTATCCAGATGGCGCCATTCCACCAATGTGGTCGGTTCGATGTTAGATCAAAATACATAGTTCCAATTATCCAATGACTACCAGCAGGTAAACCATAACCAGATCCGGCAAATGGAACAACATTCTGTGGTATCCAATATCCATCGGTATCATCATAAACAAGTGCATATCCATCATGTGGTGTGCCAACAATTGGAACTCCATTTATTGATATACACGTACATTCTGGAAAGTTGGGGCCATCATCTGCAAACGGGCTAAGAACAAGTGGGGCCAATGGTAAAGTTGGTTCAGTAACAGGAGGCGGTATTGGCTGTGGAATATGATAGATTGGAGGACAAGAGCAGCCATTTGGAAAATATGGAAATCGTTTATTTGTCATTTTAGCTCCCCGAAACCGCACTATATATGCCATATGGTGCATTTACAACAACCTGAATATAATCCTGCTGCAAACACAATGTTGTTGGATGATACCAAAAAATATCAACAATATATGTGCCTACTGCTGCTGCTCCTGTTGGAAGAACAAACGAGAAAGTATAAAGCCCCGTATCAACATAGGTCATAGCAACGGGACATGGAGGATCAATAACAAAAAGTGAGAAATCTGGGCGAATAATTCTTGCAATGATCGGTGCTCCATAACCATCAACGACATAGCCATCAATAATATAGCCATCATCTTCATAACCGTCTATCCAATAACCATCTGCGATACTATCAGCAACATAGCCATCAATAGTATGACTATTGATAGTATATCCATCAAATAAATAGCCATCAGCCATGTGACTATAAATTACATAGCCATCATTTGCTACGTAACCATTTGCCCTATAACCATCAGAATTTAATATTTGATGAAATATTGTAACAGTTTGTCCTGGCGAATATTGTAACACATTTGGCATAGTTTTTTCCTTATGACAAATACCAATATATTGGCATATCTTGCAAGAGGAGATACCAAATGGTGATTCACATTAGAGGCGAAATATGCGGCCCAACGGAGCAGCTTAATTTGACCGTAACCTTCAAGGGGCAAGATGGAAAGCCTATTGATGTCGATTCATATCCGACAATTTCTATTATTCAGCCAAGCGGTCTTGTCGCTTTGGCTCCTTCAAGTGCCGGCGTTGCCAAAATCGACACAGGGACATATTCATACGTTTTTACAGCCCCAATAAACGGACCACTTGGCGTGTGGTCAGATGTTTGGGTCGGATACATTAATGGATACCGCATAGAAACCGCATTTGAGTTTATCGTAAATAATACACAAATGCCGGAAATTAATTCAGATGGTCATGTTCATCTCGGAGATGATCCTGGCTTTGCATATTCTGAATGTGCAATAATAAATATTAATAAGCTAATTAAATCAGTTAAAGACAGATTAAATAGTGCTGGCAAAGCGAAATCATCAGATGCTTATGGTAATGTTACATATTTGGATTGTGATATTTTATCAGTTGATATGATAACAACTTTTTTGGCAACATCTCTCTGGGAGTTTAATCAAGTTCCATATTTTACCCAATTTACATTTGAGCAAGATGCATTCATTGATCAATTTGGCCAAATTATTGTTGAAGGGGCGGTTCTTCTTGCTCTTGCGTCAATTGCTCTAATTGAAAAAGGTAGAGAGTTCGATCTAACAGATAATGGCTTCTCATTTAAGATGCCACAGGTTGGTGAGATGCTAAATACTCAATATGGCGCCCTTTTGACGGCACATTTTGATAAGCTAAAATATATTAAGAACAGTTTGAGACCTGGTCCTTTATCGCTCGGCGTTTTTGGTATGGGAAGTGGCGCAATAAATCCAGCCATAAGAAGAATGCAGCACATGCGCGCTCGCAGAATAGTGTAATGACATCAATTATTTAGATGTAATTTGTTTTTGCTGGTTTAGCCACTTATCATCAGGATAGATATCTAACAAATAATTTATAGCGATATCTCTTTTTCGATGTAAAAATATTGGACTTGCACTATAAAGAAATTGTATTATTTTATATATATTTTTATATCCGCCATATTCGACGATCCTTACGAAATCCGTATGTTTTTGTGTGCCAAGTTTAGTTTTAGATATTTGACATTTCTCTATTAATTTTTGTTGAAATGTTTTTGCAAATTTAATTGGACCGACAAAATTAAAATTGAGTAGTTTTTTATTCTTATTTTTATAGTGAGATTTTAGATTAATACTGCCATCGCTATCTATTAGTCCAAGCATATAGCTTGACAGAAATTCATTTGGCAAATTTGGGAAAGACATCTCTTTTGTTTTATTTGGTATAATTCCATATTTATGTAAATCACATACGATCTTCTTATTGTTGATTAATAACATATACGATATTGACGGTGAACCATCTTTTTTAGGACGATTATTATATACATAAATTGGATGACCAGCTCCCAAAAAATCCTTAAATTTCTGCACATGATCTTTGTCTTTTTCTTGTAAAGATAGCCCAAATACATAATCATCATTTACTGTGCCGTCTCCTGCCAATATTCCAAGCCAATAAGCTTTTTCATGTGTATCTATTGTCTCAAAAATATCTTCATTAATATTATATTTTCTATTTGCATGCGATGCATCACGTAGTAAGATGTTGTTTTCTCTCAATACTGCATTTATTTTTTGTTTAGAGCACCCAAATTGTTTTCCAATTTGTTTGCAAGATACATGTTCATTATATAATCGAATAATATTCTGTTTTTGTTGTTCATCAAAAATAATTTTTTGTGGCATAGGGCCCGTCCCTTAGTAGTATGGAGTTTTATGCACAGATCTTAAAAGAGCATTCGGCCGATTTTATTATGGCAGCTACAACAGCACGACTCTTCTAATGTCAAGTCGGCATCATTAAGACGTATATCAATATTATAGAGCTGTTTTACCATATATAGCATATTTGATAATCGATTTGATATTGAATAAAATAAAGCTTTATCTACCATAGAGCAAATAATATCATCACTTATTTTTGCTATTTCTTCTTGCATAAAATTAATAGCCTCTTTATCGTATTTATTTAGATTTTCATCATTGGTATCAAATGAAAAATTAATATCTATGGTTCTATATAATGAATTGTAAGAGACAACAAGCTGCTGTGGCTCATTAAAGTGCGGAAAATCATAGTAAGATAGCATTCGACCTCCATTATCCAAAACATATAACGTGTCGCGACTAATATTTTGCCATACGTATATGTCCGACAAAAAAGAAAAAATCCCACTTTCAACAGTGCGAAAGTTTCCTTATACAATGCTTAACCGTCTTATTACGAAGGCCAAAAAGTATCTTAAAACAGATAAGGTCTGGCAAGATATCTGCAAAGAATATGATGAAGAGCCCGATATTATTGATTTGATTCCTGTTATGTTTGGGACGCTTGACGTTTCTGCCAAAACAGATCATGGCGTAATAATTCTAAACTACAAATTACTTACAGACGGCGATTTCTTTAAGGATTATTCATATTTGATACATGAGGGAACTCATTTTTTGCAGCAATGCTATGGAGAAAAAGCAACACGAAGTGCAGATGATGGCGATTATCTTCATAATCCAGCAGAGCAAGAAGGCTTCCAAAATCAGGTTGAATATATTGATGATCATTTTGGTAAGGATGAAGCAGAGAAATATGTTGAAGATCTTTTAGAACATCACGAGATTGAAAATAAGAAAGAGAAGAAGGAATTAGAATCCGTTCTTATGGAAAAAGTTTGATATTATATGCATAGTGTAGTATCTTTGTAAGATAGGACATACACATGACAAATCAAATGAATCTTACAGAAGAAGAGCTACGCTCCAAATATAATGAATTAGGATCTTTACGTTTGTTGGCAAGATATTTACATATTTCTGATTATCGAGCCGCAACATATCTTAAAAAATATCATATAAAACATAAAGGCAGAAAATATACTGTAATAGAAACTTTCTTTGCAAATGATACTCCTGAATCATTTTATTTAGCTGGATTTATAGCTGCTGACGGAAACATATATGATAATAAAAAACATCATTGTTTGTCAATATCATTAAAAGAAGAAGATCAGCTACATTTAGAAAAAATTAAAAATATAATTGGATCTAATCATAAGTTATATAAACGCACCATAAAAAATAGCAAACGAAATATTAAATACAAAGACACAATCACATATAGTTTATCTTTGTGGGCGCCACAGCTAATTGAAGATCTAAAACGTTTTAATATTGGTCATCGAAAATCTTTAACTTATGATATGCCAGAGTGGCTGCAAAAACATAATTTGATTTCACATTTTTTAAGAGGATATTTTGATGGTGATGGCAGTATTACATTAGACAAATTAATGAAGTTGCATAAAACTCGACAAGCAAGAATACATATTAGAGGCACAAAAGAGTTTTTAACTAATTTTCATTCAATTTTATACGATCAGTGTGGCCTTAAAACGCGATATAAAAAAATAAGTAATGATAGTGGCATCGGATCTCTTCAATATACTGGCAATAATAACGTTTGTAAAATTATGGAATATTTATATGCCGATGCGGCTATCTATTTAGATCGAAAATTTGCAAAATATCAAGAGATAGTGACAAACAGTAAATAATTTGGTATTATCTGTATGGTTCACTATGCTTCTCCCATACAATCGGGACTTCATAAAGTCAGCGCGATTGGTGATGGATATACGATTAATCTCACTTGGTATAGGGCGTATCCCGATCTATTAACAAATAAGATCGCCTATCATATTTATTATGCTTGTGATGAAAGATGCGTTTTTGCAGAGCCTCCAAAATATGTTGTTCTTGATGGATATACTGCAAATATCATTAATCTAGCACCAAGTCAAGACTACTGGTTTAGCGTTATTCCCGTTGAATATGATCCTGCTATTGTAGATTATTTAGAAGAGCTGCCCATTTCTCATGATAATGTTCGGTTCTATCCAACAAGTATGCTGAGCCAAGATATAACAGCAACAGACACGATTATACCGCTAATGGACACAGAAGGGTTTCCTCCTGGAACAGAGGCCGATGGTTATGGCGGTATTGTTCAGATTGGAACAGAGCTTATTAAATATATCGAGATACTTGGAAATAATCTAATTGTAGCAAGTCCTAATAGCGCGTCCAGTATTGAATTAACATATCATCGTAATGAATATAATAGTTTTCAACCTGATGGCTATAATCATAGTGATGGATATATAGACGGTTATATTCCATTAACTGGTATGCCAAGTCAAACTTTTAATATCGTTTGTGTATTTATTCAGAAAGATGAATATGGAAATATAGTTCCAGGAGAAGAAAAATTTGAGTGTATTGGCTCAATTAGCGGCAATCCAATTGACGGATATCATGTTGATGGATATGGAAATAGAATTGGGCTAACTACATATAATGGCGATGGATATGGAAACTATACAGTTTGGCCAGCCGACGGATCAACTCATTCAGATGGTCTTTTAAGTTTCGCTATACATAGTGGTTATACTCCATTTGCTCTTGGCGATTCTTTTACGATAACAGCCAAAAATCTTAGCACAGGCGTAAATGGTGGCAGAGGTTTCAATAATACAACTCCGGCACCACATTATGTTTCACATTACGATGGCTATGGCCCAGAAGTAAGCGTTATAGCTATTGAAGAAGACAATAATTGGACTAATATTTTTGCGTGTCAATGTCGTTTTGAGTATCCACATTATCAGATAACTACCCTTGATGGACCACATCAAGTAACGCAAGATTTCTTATCAACAGATCTTGAAGCAGCCGATGCAGCAAATGTAGGCTTCCCAGAATATGATTATGCCGGCTATCATAGAACAGATCCCGTTCAGTTATTAAGCGGCACATGTGTTGGAAGTTATATTGGCGGACAAATGGGCTGTATTGATTCACATGGCAATTACAATGTTTATCGTGGTTTTTCGCTGCAAGATAGAAATTTACAAAATCAAGAAATAGCTCTTTCTATAACAGGCCGTAATGCTGTTCTTATTCGTAGAGTTCAGACGGGCGATACTTGCAGCTGCGTCTTACAATCAAGCTTATATCCAGAAGATAGGTGTCCATTCTGCTATGGCACCAAGTTTGTTATGGGCTATGATCAATATTTCAATCCACGAAGTTCTGACGGAAGAATTAAGGTTAGAGTTTCGCCAACTGCCGAAAGACTTAAAATGATAGAGGCAGGTTTAGATTCTGAGCTTCCATACGATATGTGGACGCTGGCCGTTCCAACAATCAAAATGAGAGATATTATTATCCTATTTGATCAGGCCAACAATGAAGAATTCAGATATGAAGTTGCGGACGTAACACGAAATAATACTATTTTAGGGCTTGAGGGTATGCAAAAACTTAAGTCGTTTAGAATTAGAAAGACCGATCCAGCTTATCAGATTAAGGTTATGAGAGATACGTCTGATTTTCCATCAACTCTTAGTACAAGTCTTGGATATGCGGTTGGTATTCCGCCTCATGCACACACCATACAGATTTCTGAAAAAGTGCTGTCTATTTCACAGATTACACAGACAACAGGAATTGCACAAGGACATAATCATGAAGTTATTGACGGCGTTATTATGCCGGCACTTAATCATACACACACTATAATAATGCCAACACAATAAAGAGAGACAAAAATGCCAACAGTACCAAATTATGTATCCGGAGTGGGACAGCTTACCACAAATAGATATGATTTTCAGAAGCACCTTGATGGCTATACTACATTTAGACATACAGACGATGAGATTGATTTAGCCTCGTCTCCACAAACAATTAATAGTGTTGTATGTAATACTGTTAATGATGCATTAATAACTATTAGTGGAACTTTTTATAATCCATCTAATCCTGTTCCAAAAGCAAATAGCTATAATACGGCGCCACATAATTATGGTTTTGGCACAATTACATTCGCACAAGGCGGCGACTTAGCACAAGGTTCGGCAACAGGAATTGCAAAAGTTATTGGGATACAAGGAGTTCCAATTGATTCTGCTTTAACTCCATTATCTGGAGATTTATTATCGTATGACGGCTCCAAATGGACAAATCTCGCATCAACCGCAATTAATATTTCTACCAATTTTGGCTCTAAAACTATTAGCACAACCGGCACTGTTAATGCTGGAACTTTGGTTGCCGGTGTTACGACAATTACTGGGGCTATGACAATACCAATACATAATATTAGTGGAGGACTTGATGAAAATGGTTGTTATTGGTGCGCAAGTAATGATTTTATTGTTGGAGTAACGTCTTATTCTATGCCCGCTCTTACCGAAGTTGTTTTACCAGCAGTATCATCAGGAAGAGTAATCATTCTTAAAGATGTAAATTATTATGCTGCTAGCCATAATATTATAATAGCAACTTATGAATGGGAAAGAGGCGGCGAAACTGGAAATGTAAATAAAATTAATAATATTTGGAATTATTTTACTATGAATGCTAATGGCGAAAGTGTAATGTTAATTTCTGATGGAACAAATTGGCATACTCTGGCATTCTTTTAAGAATATCGCCTAACATCCAAGATTTACGCATATCTTCATATAACATAAGAGGTTTTATGGATCCAATGCTGCAAACACTACTTAGCTGGCAGCTCGTTATGTTCGGGCTCACAATTGTCGGAATTATGTATGTAATTCGTCCGATTGTTGAGTATTTTATGACCCCTAAAACAACAAAGTTTTGGGAGACGGTTTTTATTCCCTCAATGCATATTATTTTGGGAGCTTTACTTGGCTATTTTTTCACCAGCTTTCCATATCCAGACCAATTAATAAATTGCTGGGATAGGTTAGTTTTTGGTATAGTAGCGGGCCTTTTATCTGAACCAATCTATCGCCTCATACAATACATATTGTCTCCTAAGACAAGTTTAATTTTGCAAATTATAAATGCAATAGCTCAATTATTGGGTAAAGCTCCAAAGAATCAAGAAAACGAAAATAAGGACAAAGATGAGTAAATTTCCTTACCAAATAGATACAGATGCCGAATTACCACCAATCAATGATGATATCACACAGATGGGTGGAGAGGCCATTAATGCATTAAGAGATGCTGTTATTAAGCTTCAGCAGACTCTTGGTGTAGGAATTATTAGTGGTGGTATGCCATCTTTGGCATCAAGACTTAATATTCTTTTGACAGCAGACGGTTATTTTACTCCATCTCTTTTAACAAATCTTGGTATTGTTACTGCACCCGTACCAGCTAATCAACTTGCTGGAGGAATTACAGAATCTCAATTAATACTTGATCATAGCACGGTTGATCTGTATAATTACATTAGTGTTCTGTCTAACGATGTTAATCTTGCTCTTGCATGGATTTCAGCAACGGGCGTCAAGCTTGAACCGCATCTTATGGGTTTTATGTTCCGTCATAGTTTACCGCAGATTGATGTCACAGAAAATCCTGCGCAATATCTATGCAACGTATTCAATTTTACTGGCAATATAGCGTCACCACATAATCCATATATTGGCGCCAATGCTGTGCTGATTAATCCAGATGGTTATAGAGATAATTCTAGCGCTTACATAATGCTTAATGATCTGAATAATGAGCTACTTGCTCACCAGTGGGCTGACGGAACCTCATCGCCCATTGATGGCTATGAAATATATACAGTCGGTGGAGCATCATATCCAGGTAATTATGGCCATACCGCAAGTGGCGTTTATATTGATCCATCTGCATTTGCGCATATTCCACAGGAAAAAAATGATGTTCAGCTTTTTGCTAACTATATGGATGATGCTATTTTTTCATTTGAGGATATTCTAGAGAATCTCTTTGCAAATGGCGTTTCAAGAAGCTCAAGCTCTTTTGTGTTAAATGATGGATATGATGGATATGGACAGTTTATTGTTCCGCCAACTCCAGTCACGGCTTTTTTGTCATCTACCATTCCCGTTGATGATGGTTATGCCGGAGATGATATTGTTCAATTTAATCCAATATCTGATAGTGGATATATTTTTGATTCACAATTTGCTTTGGTAAGAATAGGTGATATCCTTCGTATTAATTATGGAACCGGTGTTGAAGCCTCTTTTGTAATCAAAGAAAAAACATATATAGCCCCAACAGTTATCGGTGGCCCAATATATCAAGTACGCATTGTTGGAAAAAATCTTGCAGCCACAGATGGATATGGAATAGCGCGAATTGATAAGCCACTTTTCAATAACAATAAGTCTGGTGTTTTGGCAGTTGCTCCTGCTTTTATGCCAACAAGTCACCTACTACAATCTGGCCTGGCTCTGCCTCCTGGACTAATTATTGGAAATCCGCAAGGCGCACAAATTGTTGGCTCTGGTTTTAATCCAAATCAGTTTGATAGTTCGCACTATAATCTATATCTAATGCTATATCCTACTGGCGATCCAAGCAATGTTATTTCTATGTTGCCGATAGATGTTACTGGAGATCAAGGTGCATCACCAGGAAAATATACATTAGATTATATTGTAGAACAAACAAATATAGCATTCCGTCAGCCAGGATACAATTATCGTTTTATCGCCTTCTCACATGAAGGACAATTTGGAATTATGTTGGCTGATTCTTATAACAATGCATCATTCTCTATTGTTGGATTTGATCTTGATGGATCTGCAGACGGTTATAAAATTACCTATGGTAATAATAACGTAATTGGTCTTGGTGCCTTTGGCGTTCATACTGGATACGTAGATTTATTTGATCCTCTTGGATTTGGCCCTCTAAATGCCAATATTGCAAGTCCGCCATATTCATCGACTCGTCTTTCGGCTGTAACTGCATATACATATCCAACTCGTATTTTCGTGCCACTTAAAGCAAATAATTTCTACCTTAATGGTGAAGAAGGATCATCATTATCAACATTCGCAATTCCAGAAGTTTCTGGTGGATTTGTCGATCAATATGGAGATGGATATTGGATCGCAACCACATCTGTTCCAAATCCACCTTGGTCTGTGCCAGGATCTGTTCCAACAACTTATACTATTAATTGGCCCAATATTGCTTCATCTACAAGCCTAGCACCAGGTAAAACAATTGTCGTTCAGCAAATGGACGGTTATGGTTCATATGTAGATTTTGGTAGATTTATTATCGCGTCAGTAGCCTCACCATGTGGGAATGATATAACTGAAATTACTACATATGATAGCTCGCACAATAATTATGGAACCACGAGCATACCGTCAGTTGCCGGAACTCAGGTTCTTATCTATGCAGCAAATGATTCATTGCTATTTAACAGTGAAAACTCTTCTGATTTTAGCACTGAAACAATTGAGGTCTCAAAGAGACATTTTGAGATTTATATTGATGCAAGAATAGAAACTACATATGCGCTTGAAAGAGCAAGAATTTTAGCAAATGATAGTACAACATTTGCAGATGGAACAATAGTTTATTCCGATCATGATTATGCTCCACTTATAAATATTGTTGGCGTTTCTCCAACATTACGTGGTGCAGAATATCATGTCATAAACAAAATTACATTCAAGCTAGCCCAATATTATCCAATAACAGGGACATATGATGCAGTTCTTGGACAGTATGATGGAACTACATTTATTAGTTTAGGTATACCTGTTTCTGGCGCAAGAATAGGACAAGTAACGCGTTTCTATGATAGAAATGCTATTGACTATGTTGATATTGAACTTGATAATGCGCTATCTATTTCTAGTCATACTGCTTTAATTGATATTCAGCTGTTTCCAACAACGGCGCTTGATAAAGAAGACATGTTATTGGCAACTTGCCAATTAGATGTGCCAAATAACTATATAGAATATTTTGTCGATCAAAGACAGTTTGGAAATATTAGCGAAGAACAGCTTAGTTCTTCTGTCTTGGATTATATTGCTCGTCCAACACAGCTGCTAAATGAAAATGGAATTATTCGTGGATTGACGATAGATTGGCCGCATCCAATAGATAACCCAAATACATTTACCGTTTCTGGTGGTATAGCAGTAGTAGATGGCACAATTGTTGAAGTAAATAATCAGACCGTAATTATTCCTGCAATTTATGAATCAATTTCTGATGAATTTAATAATTCTGTTCCAGCTCCATCGCCACCATCATCTGGTGTTGTAAATCAAAATATTAGTTGGTTTGTATGTATAAATCAAAAAGGACAAGTAGAACTTATTGCATCAACTGATTTTGCTACTGATTCAGCTACAATAGCATTATATACAAATTCATCAATAGCATTAGATCAAGATAGATTATTCTATGTTATAAATCCAAACTTAACATCACCAACACCATATATAGTAAGATCAGCATATTTTGCTGATCTTGTTCTTAATCAAAAAGATCTTGTACCTATTGCAATCGTTCATGCAGTTTCTGCCGGTAATTCGCCAACTATTGCTGTTGTTTATCATGATACAATTAGCAACACATATACATCATTTGATGATGTAAGAAGATATGTTAGTGGCGGATATGGTGGACTAATTTCTCCATTTGTGTTAAGTGGTCTCGGATCATTTAGAACAATAAGATCACTTAATGCTTGGTTATACCAGCTTAATAACTATGTATCTGCATATAATCCAGTTTCTAATACAGTAGTAGTCAAAGGAATTGTAAATATAGCGCTGCCAACAGATGCCATGAATCCTTTGATAGATTTTACATATACATATCCTATGGAATTCGTGGGTGATGGAGGAACGCTACTTTTTGATTCAACTGCTGGCCATCCAATTTTTTGGAATACAACATTTAAGAGGCTAAACATAATTTTTGCTGATTATTGCTTCTTCTCTGATGCTGCGCTATTCCAAAAGCAAAATGTAAAATTTGAGGATTGTACGCTAACTTTCCTTGGCGCACTCCCAAGCGCTGTTTGTAACACTGAATTTAAGAACTGTACAATTAATGTTTCTAATCCAAGTGCATTTGTGCTTGGATCAAATGTAATATTTGATAATTGTCATTTCTTATATACATATAATGCGGAAAATGATTCTGCATATGATTCTGCTAATTTAGTTAATGCTTCAAATGGTCTGATTATAAGAAAATTAGCTGTAGATGAAGTTCTAGAAAATGTTAAAATTACTGGATGTACATTTACAAACACTTGGATAAATCATTATCCATTTATAAACATACAAACTAAACTTGAAGCAGCAAATACCGCAATAATAAATGTAAATATTGCTAGTAATAATTTCATTCATAGTAATCTTTCTGTCAATGATATGCGAGCAGTTATTGCATTTACAACATTTACTGCAGCTGGAAGCGGCCTTTATCAATATCCAAGATTAATTGATGTTCATATTGACAACAATATATGCAATCAAGATCAATTAATTATAATTGGTTGTGCAGATGATCCTGCTACCGGTAAGATGCCACATACAACAGCTCCATACTCTACAACAAATTGCAGCATTTCTGGCAACTCAATTGGCACAATTGGTTATTTTATTGCGGCAGCATCTTATGCCGAAACTGATAAACCATATGGTTTAACTATCGCCAATAACACGTGCCATTTAATTACAAATCTCAATAATGATGGCTATTATATTCCATTTCTTTATAATAATGGAAGTAGTTTTGTGCAAAATGTTGGTGTTGGAACTGGCCAAGCAAACATTTATGAAAATGTCGCTAATTGGATCATTGTTGGAGCATGTAGTAAAGATTTACTTCATGTATCAGTTATTGGCCATGGTGTTAATATTTTTTCTAATAGATTATCGCCATATAGTGCGAGTTATTTAGATAATTTTCAGAATATAACAATAGACCCAAGCAATTCAATTGCAGCTACGACCCCTCCTAATGTTGGTATAATGATATTGGCAGACGCTATACCACTAGGCCAAACACAAAGTACTATATCCAATAATATTACAGCACAAAATATATCATTACCAGTTTATCGTTATGTTGATAGTTTGTGCTGTTTTAATAATGCTCTTATTACTGGAAATATTATTAATGGATGCGCAACTGCTTTTTGTATGGGACTAGGCAATGCTGATGGAGCAAACCAATCAATTTTTATCACTGGTAATACAATAAATAAGGGCGCAGCTGCCGCATATATTAATTATGGTGACTCAGATAATATTGTGGTTATTAACAATATGTTTGATGGTTCATCTTATGATGGCTCAACACCAACAGAATTTGACGGTCCTGTTGTTATAAATGATGACTTAACTTTACGAAATGCTAGTATTACGGTAGATGATAATAGTATAATCATTTTACAATCTGGAACCGATAGAGATGGCACGCCAATCGGTGGTACTATTAATGCTTCAGCAAATTCACAAATTGCTGAATATGGCACTATTGCTATGTTCTCTGGCAGCCGAATAACAACAACTGACAGCACTAATATTCAATATGGCGCATCTACTTCAGATAATCCGATGCCTATTGATTTATTTCCAGAATTTTCAACACCAAAAATAAGATATTATATGCAGCCTATTTTATATGGAGGATATGGTGATAATACCAGTTGGGGGTTTGATACATCACATGGCGGAATTACAGATGAAGCAGCTGTAGGAGGAAATACTTGGTATTTGGCCCTTAATATACATAATCAGGCAGATTTATCATCAGTCACATTAAATTATTGGAGAAATGATAATGGCCATACTATATCCTCTCCGCTTACTATGACATTATACCAATATGATTTTGCAGGAAATGTTACAAATTGTGGTACTGCAACAGCAAGCTCACCATATTATGCATATAATCAACAATTAGTTCTTACGCCTAATAATAGTTTAGTACAACCATTAGATAATTCTGCTTATGTCTATATATTGGCAATCACCGATGAATCTACTAATGAAACCCCAAGCAATAGCTTCCTGTCTGTTGAATTATATTTCACAAATATTATAAGTAGTATATGGGCATAAATGAGCAGCAATAATTTTTTCAGATCAGATCTTTTTAAGATATACAATATTGTCCAAGCGTCAATGATTGTATATCCCAAAGAGGCCATTATTGCGATACTTCGTAATTTTTTCTCTGAAGATGCTTTCTATCATTATCAAAAAGATCAATGGGGAAATCCAAATGTTACAGATCATACAGATTTGCCCCTTGGAGCCGATCTCCCATATGGGCCAGGAGCAAGACCGCAATATGACATAAATCCGATTTTGCCAACTCGCCTTTTTATTGGAGAAAATTATCCTAATAATGGTGTATTTTATCCTGCGGTTCTAGTTAAAAGTGGTGGATCAAAATATGTTCAGGTCTCATTTAACCGTAATCAAGGAGAAATAATGTATGAACAGCGTATCTATATTGATGGATACGGTAATCAAACAACGGTAAGCACTCCAAAAGCTATGGTAACTGCTGGAGCTTGGGAAGGATCTGTCATTATTGATGTATTATCTCGAAGCCTAAGATCAAGAGATGAGCTAATTCAATGTATAGCTATGTTATTTACGGAAATTCAGTTTGAGACATTACATCAAATTGGAATTGTTGTTAAACCACCATCTATAAGTGCTCCATCTGAATCTGATGATAGAAATGATAAATTATTTAAGATGAGTGTAACTTTAGATATAAGAACTGAATGGAGAAGAGAAATACCAATAAAAGATACGGTAGATGCAGTTCTTTTTACTGCAGATTTCGGCACTATATCAAGTTCAGGACAGCCACCAGAAAATGATATGGGAATTACCATTCACTTAAATGCAGCAGATACATTAGCAAAAATGTGAAATTATAAAAAGGCTCTATATTTATATAGGCAAAATCTTCAGACAGACGAACAAGAATTAGGCATAAGAAAGTATAATCTACGGATATTTATATATATCAAGAGAAACTAAAATTGTAAAAAGGAAACTTATATGGCAAACATTCCGGGTGCAACAAACGTAATTCCAGGGCCCTACTCGCAGGTCTCAACTCAATCAAGTAGTGTCGCCATTCCTGGTGGCTCAAGAGTTACGGCTATGATCGGCCAAGGTTCAACAAATGAAACTTTGGTTGCTCAGGCCCAGGGCGGCGGTTTAGACGGTCTTAATCCAACATTTAGCACAAATGTTGGGGCTGATGGCCGACATTTCCAGTTAGCTAACTATCCGCTAATTGCAAACCGTACTTCTATTTATAAGAACGGATCTCCACTTAATGTTTATGAACTTGGGCCAATTGTCGCTCCAACAGTTGATTCAGCTGGCGTTGTTACAGATCCTGGAACAGTTATACCTAGCGCATATGATTGCCAGTTAGATATTCTAACAGGACGCTTACTTTTACAGTCTGCTTCTCTTGTTGATCAGGGCGGATCTACATATTTGGCCGCATCTACAAATACTGGACAGGGCGCACTTGTTGGGCTTACACTAGAAGATGAAAATGCTCCACCAGAAGTTTGGACAATTCGCTGCGTTTCAGTCAGAAGAACTGCTGCC